AAGCTGGCACAGAGTTCTTGATTGCAGTCATCCTATGGCCAATCATTGGCTTCAACACCGTATTGGAGATCTTCAAATGGGTTATCTAATCGGTTGGGGTTGCTTTTTTGCGTGGCTAACCCACATCTTCTATTGCTTTGGTCATGCCGCCTGGGGCTTTCTCCTTGCTGGTGCGATCTTCTTTCCAATAGGAATCTTCCACGGCTTTTTTCTATGGTTCACTTGAGAGAAACATTATGAGAATGAACGAATACAAACAAGAGTTGCTGACACAGCACAAGAGATCCGATCAAGAGTATTGCTACTACTGTTTGGAGCCAAACTACGGCAAATTGAGTTGCTGCCAAGAAAACCACTTTGGCAAATTCAGAGACTTGGATGAGGACGCTCAAAACGACATCATTTACGCAGAGATTAAAGAATATGAAACATGGAGCAAAACACAATGAATGAAGTAAGCAAAGCAAACATGGAGGTATACCGCAAGCTGTCCATCGCACGAGCAAAGCTTCGTAGTCAAGTTCTCAAGAAGTCAGGTTTGAATAAATTTGCTGGCTACCAGTACTTTGAGTTGGGCGACTTCTTGCATCCGACCTTGCAGATCTTTGACGAAGTTGGCTTGGTCGGCATCGTGTCGTTCACCAAAGACGAAGCAAGCTTGGACATTGTGGACGTTGACAACGGTGGGATGATCACAATCACCAGTCCATTTGGTTCAGCCGCCTTGAAGGGCTGCCATGAAGTTCAGAACATTGGTGCTGTGGAAACATATCAGCGCCGCTACCTGTGGGTCACTGCAATGGAGATCGTTGAACACGATGCCTTGGATGCCACCACAGGCCGCAAAGGAGATGCACCGATCATCACCCCAAAAGGTGGTATTGGTGATGACCTGCCAAACGATATTAAGGAATTCTTGATGGAGTTGGCAGAAAGCTGCAAAGAGTTAGTTGCAAATGGAAAAGCTAGGGAAGCCTACGACATGATCAAGAGCAACGCACTTGAAGCAGACCAAGAGGTGTGGCTGTCCACTCAAATGGATTCGGCCACAAGAAGCGCAATTAAAAAAGCGAAAACACTTTAAGAGGAAAACATGGCGTACGACAACACCAACCGAGGGACTTTGTCTCGGAATGAAAAAAAAGAAAGCGACACACACGCTGACTACAACGGCCAAATCAATGTGGAAGGTACTGACTACTGGCTGAATGGCTGGATCAAAGATGGCAAAGAAGGCAAGAAGTTCATGTCTTTGTCCATTAAGCCCAAAGCCCCAGCAGCACGTCAAAGCTCGGAGCCAACCCGCAAAGGTGGCAAGACTGGCTTTGATGACTTCCCAGATGACGTACCGTTTTAAGGAATAGCATGGATAACTCACGCATTTACATTGTTGGCCACGGCCAAGACACCCGCTTAGTTCGTGCTGGCCATCGTGCCCAGGCCATGAACCATGTGGCCAAAGCATTGATCACCGTCAAAGTGGCAACACAAAACGAATTGGTCGATGCGTTGCAAAAAGGAATCAGCGTTGAAAGCGCCGTAGACTCAGATCAATTAACCTTGGTAGAATAACCATCAGAGGGAAAGCGGATGCTGGCATTCGATACGCAAGGCAATTGCACCAGTGCAGCGAGTACCTCTACCTTTTCAAGAGACTTTTCAGGAGAACATCATGAGCAAATTAGACGACATCCATTTCGGCGGCAGTGTTAAAGCATTTTTTGACTTGCCCATCTTTGGTAGATCCCGCAATTCAGACCCAGTGACCAGCCACCAAGCTGCTGACCAAGTCACAACCGCATCCAAACACTTTCAGATCATCCATCTAGCCCTGATTGAGCACGGGGCGATGGGTAAGGACATGATCGCTCAAAAGACTGGCCTAGAGCCTAATGCTGTGGCTCGCAGACTGCCTGAGTTGCAGAAGATGGCGCTGGTCGAGTTGACGGGCAACACAGTCACATCCAAAGCTGGCCGAAAGGAGCGGGAATGGAAAGCTTGCTGAACATCGTATTGTTGACTTTGTGCCTTGCTGGCGCTCTTGTCATGTTGATTTGCGTGGTTGGCTTGATTGCTGCTGGCATTGAATTTTTAAAGGATTGAGATGAGGCAATACGGCTTTCTGGTGAAAGAGATCGAGAGAAAGCTTTCAGAGTTGGGTCCTATGACAGGCGCAGAGCTTTGCCAAGAAATTGGAGTTGAGAAAGCTGAATTGTCGGCAGTCGTTTCACGCATGGCCAAACCGTCCAAAACCTTTCCCAAGCGGCTTTACATCTCAGGATATACCTATGAACATGAAACCCATGACAGACGGTATCCAAGGGCTGTCTATGCTTTGGGCGACTTAGAAAACAAACCCAAGCCAAAGGCCAATCGCAAGGATAATGTTAGACGCTACAACGAGAACAAACGCAAGCGCCTGACAGGCAACAGTGTCTTCAACTTGGGCTTACCACGGAGAATTTATGACCAAAGACGAAGCCAACAAGCTGCTTGATGAGCACAAATATGGAATCTACGCCCATTCAATCACAGCAGTCACCCAAGCCCTCTGGGCAACAGGAGATCTTGGACACACCATACACAAAGATGTTGAACCACCTCGTGCGGTTGTGTTCTCAGAAGGGTTTCAAGCAGTACGGGTGGGAAAGAGCGAAAGAATTAGAGAGAAACCAGTCCGAGTTATTCGATGGACTAACCATTGACCTTGCAAAGCAAATGAAAGAAAAGAATGCCCAGACCAAAGAGTGAATTAACACAAAGCGGAAGAGCCATTGGCGTAAGACTGACTGAATGGGAATATCAAGAATGGAAAAAGCTTGGTGGTCCAAAATGGCTTAGGAAGCTGCTTATGGAAAGCAAAAAGAAAAGCGAGAAGCTATGCTCTACCTAGGCATCGACCCAGGCTTTAGTGGGGCTTGGGGCGTGATTGACCACAATGGGGTTTATCGTGGCTGTGGCGACATGCACCACACTGACAAACACATCCTGTCCAACCAGATTTGGGATGAGATTGTTGATGTCAGGCGAGGTGATGACTGTGAGGTGGTGGTCGAATCTGTCCACAGCTTCAGTGGCCAAGGCGTGGCATCCACGTTCAAGTTTGGGACAGCGTTTGGCGGAGCTATAGCCCTTGCAGAGCGCCTCAAATGTCCTTGGCATTTAGTCACACCTCAAGTCTGGAAAAAAGCCCTGAAACTCGATTCTGACAAGACCAAAAGCTTGGTATTGGCCAGAGAACATTGGCCAACCGCACCACTGAAACGCCAAAAAGACAATGGACGGGCAGAAGCCTTGCTGATGGCGTATTGGTTAAGGAACCAGAATGGCCACAATTGAGAATCCATTTGTATATCCCGAAGGTGCGCCTGAATGGATCATGGACAAGAAGCGTCAAAAGCGCAGGGAAAAGAGGGCTGCCAAGTTGGGGCGGGAGGTTGGTGATTGGGGTGGTAAGAGGCCAGGCGCTGGCAGGCCAAAAGAGAAGTCAGAGGAATCGTTCAAGCTCAATTTGAACAACATTCAGAAACTAAATCTAAGGGAGTTGGGCAATGGAAATCTTGAAGCAGGAATCCAGCGACTCATTGACAAACATGTCTAAATCATTGAACCCATACAGGGATCAGGTGATCGAAGAAATCAGCCAGCACATCGAAAAGATGACCGTGTTTGGCAAAGATACTGTGGACAGTTTTGCCATCTACATTCGGCAATTAAAAGATGAATCTGTAGAGAACACAGATCACAAGTTGCTTACGATAGCAACTGCTGCATTGACTGACATTGCCACCCACAAGGATGTCAACTTCGATCATGCAAAAGAAGCCAGAAAAGCATTGAATGTAATTAAGGGAATTGAAAAATGAAAATAGGATTTACATGTTCAGCATTTGATTTGCTCCATGCTGGACACATTGCAATGTTGAGAGAAGCCAAAGCACAGTGTGACTGGCTGATTGTTGGACTGCAAACAGACCCAAGCATTGATGGCCGCAAAGAAAAGCCTGTGCAAACCGTATATGAGAGATACCTACAACTGTCTGGGTGCAAGTATGTTGATCAAATCATTCCCTATGACACAGAACAAGATCTGATGGATCTTTTAAATACTCAACAGATCAACATAAGAATCATTGGTGAGGATTATCAGTTTAAAGACTACACAGGTAAGGGATGGCATTTTGTTCACTACAACAGTCGAGGCCACCTCTGGAGTAGCACCATTCTTAAAGAGCGAGTTATGAAACATGTAATGCAACACGGAGAAATTAAGTGAGCAAAGTCAAGTCGGCATTTGAAACAATCAACGAACCCAGCATTTGGATGAGAGACAAGAAGGCCAAGCGCCAGCATGTGGCCATCAAAGCCGCAGCCACTGAATTGAAAAACAGGGGACTGAGAGCAAGAGATAACTTCACTGAATACTGCAAAGCAAAGGCAAGCAATGGAAGCAATTGACCCAAACAAAGCCATCAAATACA